CTAATGTGTTACCAGCGCCATTTGTAGCAACAGCTAGTGTTGATACCGTAAATGCATTTAAAGCGTTTGATAGAGTTGCATCAACTGTTTGGAATAGTTCAGTAACTCCAGGTAATTTAGAAGTTAATTTTGGTAGATTTTATATGCTATATTCAATAGTTTATGTTGTTCCGACTTTTGTATTAGGTGAAATGAGATGTGATTTCCGATATAAAGATTTTGATGGGAACTGGATCACTTTTTTGAATTCAACTATATCTAGTAATACAACGAGATTTACTTTACTTAATCCCGTTGAAACTATGGCAATTCAAGTTCAGCAACAACTTGTAATGGGTAATCCTAATTTTTCTGTGATTACTTTTAATGGTGGAGGACATTCGGTAGATAATTTTAGTGAATTACAAGGGTTGGAGAGTATGTCATCTTTAGTCAATATGTGGACACAGATTGACAAATTAGGTGCCATGTTGGGAGTTAGTTCCATACCATTAGTAAACATCTTAGAGATTATATTGGTACATTTTCTGGGTATTTGTAATTCTATCGCATTGCTCATTGAAACTAAAGGATCTGTAGTTGCTTGTATTACTAATATTAGTGCGGCTATATGTTTTATAGCATCAAAACTTAAAGTTAGTATGCCATCAAGGAGTACTGGTTTCTTTTCTAAATTCTTTTCATTTAATCAGAGTGGTTGGATGTCTGATTGTGCAGCATTACTGGGTAAGGCTGTTACTATGATAACATCTTTCTTTAACTTTAAACTAGGACCGGATTATTATGATTATGTCGCTTCAGTTAATAGGGATTGTGGTCAGGAATATAGTATTCTTAATTCCTTTATTTGTTTTATTAAATACTTTATTTTCGGGAAAGGTATTGTAGCTTCTTGGAAAAATGAGAGGTTGAGTAAAATGACCAAGATGATTAAGGAATTTAAATATGCTGACTCTTGTGGGAATTTTGAAATGAATGTTATTAGATCTCATGGTACGGAAGTAATTAATGAATTTGCAACAAAAGCTAGATCTTACCTTGATGATAATTCAAATTTAAGAATAAATGCTGTTTATTTACGTGATTTGGAGTATATTATAAGGAAAAGTGATACAATACATGCTAAAACAATATCGTCCAAAACTCAACCTGAACCTATTGGAATATTTTTATATGGTAAACCTGGTGTTGGTAAATCTTATATTGCTAGCACTATTTTATCTAAATTTGTACTATTTAAGTGTGGTATTCTTAAAGAGACTGAAAGTGTGGATGATTCAGTTTATACGATGCCGATAGGTGAACAGAAATTTATGGATGGTTATACTTGTCAACCTTGGGTTAATGTTGATGAATTTTTACAGGATACAGAGGGTAGTGATGCACTTAAGGTGATTAATTTAATTTGTACATCTTGTAATCCAGTTAATATGGCTCATTTAGATGAGAAGATGACCTTATTTAAATCTTCATTTGTTTGTTGTTGTACTAATTCGCCTGATCTTCATGCTGTTAAGGGTATATCTGATAAGGGAGCTCTTGCTAGACGATTTCCTTTTGCTTATGAACTATTGGTGAATAGTAAGTATCGAACAGATGGGAAGTTGGATGTGGCTTTACTCTTAGATGCTTTGAAGGATACTGAAACATTGGATGATAAGATGAAAGTTTTGGATACTATTTTTACTTTTCAAGTTTGTGATGTTTCTTCTATGAGAACAAGTAGTAAATGTACTTGTGTATTTTCTACAGTAGTTGAAAAAATAGTTAAAGAGTATAATGATAGGAAAGGAAATTTCTTGAAGTCGAAGGAAGTTCTTTCTGTAACTCAGGGAAAGAATGATTATTATAATCATATTCCTTCTCAATGTGCATCTAGTGGTTATTTAATGTATCTTGACGTTACCCATTCAAT